TGGTTGACTGTTCACAGTGGCACATCTTCTTTGTTTATGAGAACGACGTTGTTCATGCCGATGGTTATATTGAAAGAAACTAATTTATGCCTACCTATATTAAAACTTATGATCTATCAAAAGAATGGCCTCCTACAGAAGATATTCGATTCTGTATGAAGAATAACTTCAGTCGAGGTTGTGCCGCCGATGGTTTCAATGATGAGAGTGTGATTAAAGATACTCTAGAAGATTGCCTGAAATTAGACTATGGACATTTGATGATTGCCCACGATGGTAGAAAGTATACTGGTTGGGGGCTAGCTTATGATAAATGCCGAAAGGAATTCCAATGCTACGTGATGCCTAGCCAACGAAGGAAAGGTATCGGTTCTCGACTTTTGAAGAAAGCATGCCAAATCTATGGTCGTGTAGAAGTTTATTCTCACGGCCTAAGTGAAGATTTTTATAAAGCAAACGGTCTCACACAAGGTGAGGCTATCACAGGAAAAAGACTAAAAAAGGTATAATAACTATGAAAAAATTCGCATATTTCGTGATGATCTCGAATGCACTTCTAATTCCCTTCAGCTTGTATGCTGGCAATTTCGATATATTCCAAGCATTTTTTAATGTATCGATTTGTTTCCTTATAGCAACAGAGCTATATGTCGCTAAGATATTTGATTAACTTTATGTGTGGTTAAAATAATGATTTACAACTTTATAAAAACCATATATAATAATGCTTATGATAGTTAATGATATTAGAAATAGGTTTATCGAACTCTATAACAATGAAAAGTTCGTCGTAGATAAAACAGGTGTCAAAACCATTGAGATTGTTGGTGCCGCATTTGAAGCCAACGAACCAACCATCTTTGGAGAAGTAAACGAAGAGTATGTTAATCGAGAAATCGCTTGGTACGAATCCGAGTCCCTCAATGTAAATGACCTTGTTCCTACTCCACAGATTTGGCAACAAATCTCTGACAATGACGGTAAGATTAATTCTAACTATGGTTATCTAGTTTTCAGTTCTGAAAACCATCATCAGTATAAACGAGTACGAGAAGAGCTTTCTTTGAATCCAAACTCTCGTCGTGCTGTTATGATCTACCAACGACCCACTATGCATTATGATTATAATGTGAATGGTATGTCTGACTTTATTTGTACGAACGCAGTTCAATATCTGATTCGTAACAATAAGCTTGAAGTTGTCGTGCAAATGAGATCAAACGATGTTATCTTTGGTTATCGTAATGATTTCGCATGGCAGAAGTATGTTCAAGAAAAGTTAGCCCGTGATCTTCAAATCACAGCTGGTACAATCCATTGGAGTGTAGGATCACTTCACGTTTACGAACGCCACTTTAAATTCATTAAAGAAGAAATAGAAAGAAAGGCTAAAATCGCTGATACAATTCAATTAGCAGATCAAGCCATGGGTAATTATATGCGCTCGGTGTCAAATCATTATGAATCTTGATTTTAATATTAACGATATTCAAGACAAAGACTGGTATATAAAAAGAGCTCGAGCTGAAGCTAAGCTGTGTTATGATACGCCATCTACACGTAAGGGCAGAACATGGGATGACTTATATGCTTCATATCGTCAAGGGCATGCCCCCGAAGCATATTTAATTGAAAACTTTGGATATAAAGATGATACACGAAAGTTCAAAGATGTCTTTAATCCCAACGGTGAATCAGTTGAAGTGAAGACAACACGTAATAAGTCAAACGTGAAAATCATATTAAATGACTTAGCTAATATCAAAAATGACCCGAAGAAAGCATTCAGAAAAATACCAAATATCGTTTACATGTGGCTAGTAGATGATATAATGACAAATTATAAGTATTTCGGAAAGTTTGAATGGACACGTTCTTTTTATCGCGGTTACTTCAAACAAACATCAAAAACAAGTTTATGAGCAAAGATAAAGAATCAATTAACGTATTACAAGAGTGCGCTGCACTCCAACTAAAGAAGTCTAACGACTATCAGAATCCAAACTCACGGATTCGTCAAGCAGATTATTATCCACGAGGGGTTGCAACCATTCTCGACATTGTTTATGCTAAGGTACTACGGATGCAATCCGTCCTTGAAGCAATGGAACATGATGATGAATATACACAGAACTTTGAATCGCTTGAAGATTCAGCAAAAGATCTAATCAACTATTCTTCATTTATGGTTGCTTATATGAGAGGAAAGGTTGATGGCCAATCGCCCGACCGCGACTTCCTCAATCGCACTGATCCAAAAGAGAATGAGCAATAAGTGGCATAGGAGATATCTCGAGCTTGCTCGTACCATTGCACATTGGTCAAAAGATCCTTCAACTCAGTGTGGTGCAATCATCGTTGCTGATACTGGTCAAGTATTATCACAAGGATATAATGGCTTTCCACGAAACATTAGTGATGACGAAGAGTTATATAAGAATCGTGAAAGCAAATATGAGAGAGTTGTTCATGCTGAAATGAATGCTATCTATAATGCTTCACGAACTGGTGTGTCTCTTAATAATGCAACCATCTATGTTCATGGTCTTCCCTGTTGTCACGAATGTGCCAAAGCAATTATTCAAGTGGGGATAAAGGAAGTGGTAACTCACGAATCAAATGATCCACGATGGAATAAGTCTTGTAATCTCGCAACTGATTTCTTTAAAGAAGCTGGAATAAACGTAAAGTATCTAAAATGAAAATTGTAATACCAACATTAGGTCGTATCGATCAGCAAGTGACTTATAATAGTCTGCCCGATAAATGGAAAAAAGAAGTAACCTTCGTCGTGCAAGCACACGAGTACGAACAAATGAAAAATATCTATGGCGATCAAGTTTTACCATTGCCAGAAGAAATTAAAACCATTGCACCAACTAGGGCTTGGATACAACAACACTTTTGTAAAGATAGATATTGGGTATTTGATGATGATCTTAAATTCTATATTAAAGATTGGGTAAATGATGGTGTTCGTAAGTGGGCATCGATTGATATGAGCGATAAAGACTTTGATGAAATGATTCAACACGCCCACGATTTTATGGATAAAGGATACGCCCACGGCGGCTGTGCTTGTAATTGGATTATGCCGTGTCCACCAAAATCCAATGGAGACTTATATCCATTTAGAAGTAATTTCAGACAACTGACTAACTGTTTCTTTGATGGTCCAAACCTACCAGTAATTAAGTGGGATAGGTGTCCAGTAACTGAAGATATGGATGCAACACTTCAATTATTATTCAAGGGTATTCCTAATATGATCTTTATGCGCCACAGAGTAAATTGTTCTGAAACAAACACAGATGGCGGTTGTTCAGCATATAGAACAGTTGAATTTCACAACGAGTCTCAAAAGACGTTTCAGGCTCTTTGGCCAGACTATGTTAAATTAAAAGAAAAGATAGTGAAGTCTGGTCCGTGGAAAGGGCAAACGAAATTAAATGTTGAGGTTGCTTGGAAAAAAGTATATAATGATGGAGTAAATAATAAAGAAATATAGAAAGTTTATAACACAATGAGTAATTATACATATGCATCAATCGTTCCACTTATCGGTGGAGAAACTATCGCAATGCAGAATGTCTTTGGTAAGAGACCAGAGTATATGTTATCATATAAAGCATTCGGCGCTAATGATTCGCAATTGCGGGAATACTATAATAATGAAGTTCCTTATCATGTCATTGATGAAGATCAAACAGCACCTGGCAGTTTAAAAAATGTTGATGTGGTTAATACTGTCTGTCCTTGTGCAGGTCTTTCAATGTTAAATACTCGAGCAAACTCAGATGCCGCAGCAAACAACTGGATGTTTGAATCTGCTGAATATGTCCTTGAAAACATTAAACCCAAAGTCTTTTGGGGAGAGAATGCGCCAGGACTCTATGGGAATATGGGCAAGCCCGTTGTTGAAAAGCTTCGAAAGATCGCTGATAAGTTCGGATATACATTTCTACTCTATAAGACTAAGTCTAAGCTTCATGGTATCGGTCAGGTTCGTAATCGTTCATTCTATTTCTTTTGGAAAGATACCGTAACGCCCCTTATGGATTACTACGATAGAGAAATGCAGTCCATTGAAGATATTATTCGTAATGCATATGTTTCGGATGATGATCCAATGAATGCTTTGGTGAATGATAAAAAGCCAAGTGAAGATCCATGGTATCGTTTTGTTCTTGAGCATATCGAAGGAGGAATTAGTCACCCAGAGTTTTATAAGAAACTTGATAAGTCAACTAATCCAATTAGCTATGTTGAAGAGGTTCGTGGACTACAAGGCTATGTGGAAGCCGCACAGTGGTTCAAAGAAAATGGCTTAGAGAGGGTAGCAGAGAAAGCTGAAAGAATGTATAAGAAACTTCAGAGTGGCGGGAATGTTATGAAACGCGCTACTGAACTTGGTAAGGGATCAACCTCTGCGTTTGTTGGTCACTTCGCTACCTCTTTGGCTCACCCAGACGAAGATCGTTATATCTCTATTCGTGAAGCGCTCGCGATTATGAAGATGCCAAGCGATTTTCAACTCCAAGGTGGACGTAAGAATATCAATATGATTTGCCAAAATGTACCAGTTTGTACTGCACAGGATATGGCTGAAGGAGTCCTTAAATATCTTGAAGGCGCTTCAGAAGTATTAAATACAAACTTCGTTAAACAAAATAATACAAATCGAACAATTGAATATATGGATACACAATCGACTCTTGATAAGTTTTTCGATTGACATCCACCCATAATAATATAGTATATAAATCATGTCACTATTAGATAAACTAAAGAAATCATCTCGTTCAGCGGGAGTCTCAGTATTGTCAGAGTCTAAACTCTTTTCGGAGAAGGAACTGACTTCAACACCAGTGCCGATGATTAATGCGGCTCTATCTGGTTCAATCGATGGAGGTCTTGCCTCTGGTCTCACAGTTTTGGCTGGCCCATCAAAGCATTTCAAAACATCATTTGCTCTTCTTATGGCGGCGTCCTATTTGAAGAAACATGAAGATTCTGTTTTGCTTTTCTACGATTCAGAGTTTGGTTCACCCCAATCTTATTTCGAATCTTTTGGTATTGATACATCACGGGTTCTTCATACACCTGTCACGAATATCGAAGAACTGAAATTCGACCTTGTTCATCAGTTGAATGAGATCGATCGAAAAGATAAAGTGATTGTGGTCATTGACTCGGTTGGTAATATTGCCTCTAAGAAAGAAGTCGAAGATGCCGAGAATATGAAATCGGTTGCTGATATGACTCGTGCTAAGGCACTCAAGGGTCTCTTCCGTATGATCACACCGATGCTGACACTTAAAGATATTCCCTTGTTGGCAATCAATCACACTTATATGGAACAGGGCATGTTCCCCAAGGCAGTCGTATCTGGTGGAACTGGTGTGATGTACTCTGCTGATAATGTATGGATTATCGGTCGTCAACAAGATAAGCAAGGAACTGAGATTCAAGGGTACCACTTTGTTATCAATATCGAGAAGTCTCGATTTGTTAAAGAGAAGTCAAAGATTCCTATCTCTGTTTCGTGGGAAGGTGGTATTCAGAAATGGTCTGGTCTACTTGATGTAGCAATGGATGGTGGATATGTCGTCAAGCCAAAGAATGGTTGGTATATGGCAAAGAATCCTGCGAATGATGAAGAACTATCTGGCAATGTTCGTGCAAGTCAAACACTCGAAAAGAAATTCTGGGTTCCAGTATTTGAGAAGACAGACTTCGCAAAATACATTGAAAAGAAGTTCAAGGTTGGAACTGTTGAAATGGTAACTGAAGAGATTGAAGAAGATGTCGGAGATTCCTAACTATACACTAGTCGAAAAAGAAGACATGGATTACTACGGCTTCAAGATTCTTGAAGGCGATTATAAAGATGTGATTTATTACTATGGTGAAGTAAGTGTTAGAGAACATACTGATGAAGATCAGGCAACCATTAGTTTTAAATTTCAGATTGACAATGGAAATGAAAAGTATAGTATAGAAGAATTGAACGAATCAGTAGAATTTAAAACACTGATGGGTGACATTCTTACAACCATATTAGACAAGAAAGCGAATGACGAAAGACTTACAGACGATAATTCTGAATAATTTGATATACAATGAAAACTTCACGAGAAAATCATTACCACATATCAAGGTTGAATATTTCGAGAAGCATTATGTACCTGTATACAAATTAATATTATCCTTTGTAGGTAAGTATAACAAGCTACCAAATTCTGCCGCACTTGAAATTGAGTTTCAAGATTCAGAACACGTAGGAAGAGAAGATGCGAATGAGGTTCTATCCCTCATTCGCGACCTCGAAAAGAAAGAAGAGGTCGACGATCAATGGTTAATTGATTCCACGGAGAAATGGTGTAAAGATCGAGCGGTCTACCTTGCCATTATGGAGTCGATTCAAATCATTGATGGAAAGGCAAAAGACAAGGCTGAAGGTGCTATACCAGAGATCTTATCAGATGCACTTGGTGTATCCTTTGATTCAAATGTAGGACACGACTATCTTGAGAACTCGGATGAACGATATGCCTTCTATCATAAGAAAGAAGACAAGATGCCATTTGATATTGAGATGCTCAACACTATCACAAAAGGTGGTATTGGTCGAAAGACATTAAATATCATTCTTGCAGGCACAGGTGTTGGTAAATCTCTTGCGATGTGTCATTTTGCTTCAGCAGCTCTAGCCGAAGGTAAGAATGTTCTTTATATCACACTTGAAATGGCTGAAGAAAAGATTGCTGAACGTATTGATGCAAATCTATTCGACATTGACATTGGAGATATTGAGAATCTACCCAAAGATCTATTTGATTCTAAAGTAAAAAAGATTCAATCAAAGACACAAGGTAAATTGATTGTAAAGGAATATCCAACAGCTGTTGCTCATTCTGGTCACTTCCGTGCATTGCTTGATGAACTTAAGATGAAGAAAGATTTCAAACCTGATGTTATCTTTATTGATTATCTTAACATTGCTGCTTCGTCTCGTATGAAAGGACTTGGGGGCTCTATCAATACATATTCTTATGTGAAAGCTATCGCAGAAGAACTTCGAGGACTTGCCGTTGAGTTCAATGTACCAATCTGGTCTGCAACTCAGGTAACAAGAACTGGATTTGGAAACTCTGATGTTGAGATTACCGATACCTCTGAATCATTTGGACTTCCTGCAACTTGTGACTTAATGCTTGCTCTTATTTCAACAGAACAACTTGAGAATATGAATCAACTCATGGTCAAGCAGCTAAAGAATCGATATAATGATCCAACAGCTAACAAGAGATTTGTGGTTGGAATTGATCGAGCCAAGATGCGATTATATGATGTTGAGACTTCGGCACAGAATCTCTCTAATGAGAGTGAGTCTCAACAAGATGATTCTGACTATTCTTCATTCAAGATATAATGATTAATATATCAATAACAGGTTCGAATAAGAAGGTAAGGACTCAGATTGAATCGGCTTTCTTCTTTTATATGAAGAAGCTATTACCTAGAATAAAGAACATTGATGTTGATGTTGAATTCGTGAGGAATCTAGCAGGTAAAGAAGGTCTATATGGAGATTGTTGTTGGAATGATACAAACCATCGTCCACGAGACTTTACTATTCGACTTGATTCATCTCTAGATTTAGATACGATACATGATACATTTGCACACGAAATGATACATGTAAAGCAATATGCTAGAGGTGAATTAGTCGATATGTCTCGTGAACCCACAACCTGTAAATGGATGGGAGAAACCCTAGATTGGACTAAATTAAAGGATGATGAGCCTTGGGAAATAGAGCCAAATGAGCGTTCAAATAAATTATATGAAGAGTGGAAATGTTATAAATAGACTAAACAACTACTATCAATAATAATTTATGGGAACTATGCAATCATTCAGAGAATTTATAGTCGAAGGTACCAACTTAACACCAGCTGAATTAAAGAAGCCAGCAACGGGTGGGCCAAATAAAGGTCAGGCTAGACTTGACATCCTTGGAGATATTATAAGGAAACAGATCCCTTTGAAACTGTATAAGGGTGGAGAAATAACGGTTGCAAATGTTCAAGATGCTTTAGATTCCATCGAACAGTTTAAGAGAGATGGTAAAGCATTTCAGTTAACAGGAACTGATGGAAAGACTATCTCGTCTTCAGACTTATTAAAATCGCCCGAATTTGGCGGAGGCGCAGGAGCTGGCGGTGGAACTGCTAATACAGCAATTGGTGAATCTGCACAATGTGTATGGATGGCAGCAATGCTCGATATTGGTTACGACGCTCCAATCGAAAGTTTCACAGACGAAGTCCTCACAAAGGCTTTTAAACAAGTTTCTGTTGGAAAGACATCGCTTAAACAAATTTTGAATATTGATGAAAGCTGGAAGATGTCTTCATATCTTACTGCACAATATGCTATAAGACATAATTTAATCGAGCGTGGTATGGTATTCCACCGTGATGATAAGGTGATGAAAGAGATATACTCTTTGAAAAATACAGCATTCAAGAATAATGATTTCTCACCTTTGAAAGATGATAAATGGAACCCTGGTGACATATGGGTATCTGAAAAAGGATTTAATCCAAAAGAACTCGATACTTCCACAGTCGAAAGTTTCAATGATGACATTCTTGATTTGTATCTTCAAAAAAGACTTGTTGGTATCTCACTAAAGAAGGTAGCAAAGGGAGTTCAAGCTGTAGAGAAGAATATTGAAAGACCACCTTTGACATCTGATTATAAATTCAGTGGTGGACATATCAAAGCTATCGCAAGAGGTGAATGGTATACATCTAAGGCTAATTATGTAACCTTTATGGGTGGACAGATCGATCTAAGAGCTAATAGTGCTTTTGGTTCACACAAAGCTGAAATTAAGGGTAAAGGTGCTCGAGGTGGAGGCGCATCTTGGGGTGTAATGCAGGATGCCGCAAAGAGAATCTATAAGAAGAGATTGCCTAAGAATAATGATCTTAGAAAAGAAGCTAAGGCTATCGCAGCAGGTGATTCAAAGGCAATTAATAAATTTACTGCAATGCTTCAGAAATTTGATAAGACAATTTCTAAAGAACAAGTCATTGAAGAACTTGGGAAGATCAAAAGAAACCCTGCTATTTGGGTTCATGGTAAACTCGGTGGATTATATGTTCTCAATCTCATTGCAAGCGGAGGAAAGAAGGCGGATCAATTTATCACACAGATTGTTAACTATGCTGGTAGTTCAACTTCCGATTCCAGCGCATATGTAATTTTGAAAGAAAAATAATGAGTAAATTAGAAGCAGCACTAAGATTCCATCGAGATAATCAGATTCCTCTGGCACATAATATCTTCCGACCACATTCGGAGAATTATTACAAGTTATTTGAATATGCTAGACAGATGAAAGAATCTGCTCTCGCACCATTGAATGAGTTTGATGAATATCTATTATCAACAGACATTGGTAAGTTTGGAATGTATGAGGGTAAAGAAGTACCACTTGACCATCCATTCATTGATGAGGCTGACTATAAAGGAGATGATGTAGAATTAAATAAACCTAAAAGAGGTGGTAAAAAGAAATTCTATGTCTATGTTAAGAACGAAAAGGGCAATGTGATTAAAGTTCAATTTGGGGATGATACTGGATTATCTGCTAAAATCAATGATCCAGAAGCTAGGAAATCATTCTCAGCAAGACACAACTGCCCGGCAAAGAAAGATAAAACAACGCCAGGATATTGGTCATGCAATCTTCCAAGATATGCATCTGAACTTGGCCTAAAAGGCGGCGGAAATTTTTACTGGTAATATGAGTAAACCATACAAAGAAGAAATTAAAAACGGAATCAAGTATAGAGAGTTCGATCACATGGTCGAGACCGATGAACTCGTTTGGCATCGTGACAAAAGAGATAGAAAAGTCACTGTGTTGGAAGGAGAAGGATGGTTCTTTCAGATGGATAATGATATTCCTCGTCCTATGAAAGAAGGCGAAGAGTTTTTTGTGCCGAAGGAAGAATATCACAGAATTTATAAACAAGGAACAACCCCACTTAAAATTTCAATTAAGGAAACATATATGCAAACATTCAAAGAATTCGCCGAAGCAAAAGGATCAACTATTGATCAAATCAAAGCGATTATAGCAAATAAGCAACGTGCTAAGGTTGGAGGAAAAATGATCGATCTTCAAACTGCTTCTATTATTGCTCAGATTTACGATAAAGTAAATCCTGCAACAAAAAAGAAAATGGAAAACGAGAAGATCGATAAGCTTCTCAAAATAGCTAGTATGGTTATGAAGAAAGAATCTACAGATATTCACGAAGGATATGCAATCGATCTAAACCCTTGGAAACTATCACACGGAGGTCAATCCCCTAAAGGAAAGGGTACATGGGCTTTTGACTATAAAGTGTCGGTCGATTCTGGGGGAATGATTGGATTACAGCAAGACACATTCTTTTCGAAGGCAATGTCGACATATAAAGATGCCGTAAAACAGTTGACTAAGTTCCTCAAGAAAGAATTTAAAGCTAAGCCCAAAGACGTTAAGATCAAACTTGCACCTTAATGTTATCTTTCAAAACATATCTTAGTGAAGGCATTAGACCAAAGTCGATATCGTTCTTTGATATTGATGAAACAGTCTTTAATACCTTTGCTAAAATCATTGTAAGAGATAAGAACA